CTCCGCTCGTGATCTGGTTCTGTAACGTCTGCGGGCGCGAGTTCATCGCGCCGAAGGGGTAGGATGGCGGTCAACAATCGGGCGAGTTTTACCTGCGATGTGTGCGGCACCGTGGCCGAGGTCGAGTCCCCACAGGGGTCGCCCCTCCCCACGCGGTGGTTTCAGGCGTTCTACCAGAGCGACGTCATGCTGATGAAGGATTACGCCAGTATGCCGTCCGGCTATGTATGTTCGCAGGCGTGTCTCGTCGAGTGGAGTAACACCATACAGGACCGTGTGACCGCGAACATGGAAGCCCTGCGGAGCGGCGTGTCCAAGTAAACATATGGAGCCACAACAGCCCGCACGTCCGCGCCGGAAGAAACCGCGTCCGAAGCGGCGCTCCGGCGAGGACGCAAAGAAGCTCGCGCGCACGGCGCAGGCGCTCGCGCTCCGCACGACCGGCGCGACCTATCGCGACATCGCCGCGCAGCTTGGCGTGACGGTGCGGACGGCGTACATGGATGTGCAGGACGAGCTCGGCCACCTCGACGGCGTGATTAAGGAGAAAGCGGAACGGCTGCGCGAGCTCGAAGCGCGGCGCTGCGACCGCTACACGCTGGCGCTCGAACCAGCCATTGCGGAGGGCGATCCCCGCGCGGTCCTCGCGGCCGTGCGGCTCATGGAGCGGCGCGCGAAGCTCTTCGGGCTCGACGCGCCGACGACCGTGACGGGGCCGGAGGGCGGCGCGGTGACCGTGCGGATCGTGCATCAGCAGCTCGCGGGCGGGTGAGCGCCGATGTGCGAGGAGGATCAGGACCCGTGGTGTCAAGATTTCGACGGGCACAAAGCCCTGCACGAGTTCTGTGGCGATCATCAGTGCATGTGGTGCCGCAAGTGTGATCAGGGGTGCCCCGCATGTGCGGACGATCCGCACTGCCCGGAATGCCATTGCTCACTGTTCACCGACTATCACGAGTGGGATTGCAGTTATGCCGACGAAGAAGACGAAGGCGAGACGTGATTCATCACTCGCCGATCCGGTGACGCACGCGGAACTACAGGACGAGCTTCAGCGCCTACGTAGTGCGGTTGTGCTGCTCGCGAATTGTGTCGGCGCGCACATCATCAGCGGCGAGAACGCGAAACGACTCATAGACCTCCTCACGCCGCCGTGGGAGCGATTGGAGTAACGCGATGGACATGGCGAGCGACAAGACCCTCCACCGGCTAGTCAAGCAAGCGAGCACAAAGACCGATCTGCCCGCGCTGGCGGAGAAGACGCTCGCGCTCCAGACGGCGGATAAATTCCGCCTCGCCGCGATGCTACTCGACATCGGGAAGCCAGACCTCGCGGAAACGATCGGAACGCGCGCGTGTCAGGAGATTCAACTCGCGAAGCTGTTCGGGAAGTAATGCCGAAAGCTGCCGCGACCCTCGAGCGCGCGCTCACCATGACCTGGCGCGGGAAGCAGTGGGACGCGCTCACCGACACCACGCACGCGCTCGACGTCGAGGGCGCGCTCCGCGCGAGCAAGACCACGATCGCCCTCTGGAAGGAGATCAACGCGCTGGTCGCGCATCCCGGCATGCACACGCTCCTCGCGCGCTGGACGGAGGACGCGATGCAGACGGTCCTGAAGCCGATCTGGCGCAGCATCCTCGAGAAGGCGGGCTTGCGGGTGCGCTGGAACGCGATGGAGCACTACGACGAGTTCCCGAACGGCGCGCGGGCGTATGTGCGCGGGCTCAAGGCGCAGGACCAGCAGACGCGCTACGCGAAGTTCCGGGGGCTCACACTGTCGCGCGTCTACATCGACCAGGCCGAGGAGATGCCGCGCGATGTCTATCACGAGCTCAAGGCGCGCCTGTCACAGAAGGGCTACCCGCACCAGATTGTCATCACGCCGCAGGCGGTCGAAGAGACCCACTGGATCGCGAAGGAGTTCCCGGCGGACAACACGGTCCCGCATCGGCGCTACATTCCCTTGAGTGTCTATGACAACGCGCACAACCTCGACGCCGACACGATCCGGAACCTCGAGGAGACCTATCCGCTCGGGCACCCGAAGCGGCAGACGCTCCTCAATGGCCTCCGCGGCATGAACGTGATCGGCGACCCGGTGTATGCGGGAGCGTTTAACCGGCGGCTGCACGAGCGCGCGCTCGTGTTCAACCCGAAACTACCGCTGGAGGAGGCGATCGACTTCGGCAAGCATCACCCGTGTTGGGTCGCGCGGCAGGTCGACCCGTTCGGGGCGGTGCTCGTGCTTGGTGGCATCCAGGGTGAGGACCTGTTTCTGGATGACTTCATGCGGACGGTGACACGGTATCGCGAGGAGCGGTTCCCTGGCGTGCTAGAACTTAAGACCTGCTGCGACCCCGCCGGGAGCCATCAGTCGAGCCAGGGCCTGCGGCAGAACGGGGTCGAGATTCTGCGCGCGCACTACCCGGCGCGGCACCGCATCCACTTCCAGGACAACAGCAACGCGCCCGACGTGCGGCTCGCGATGGTCGAGGAGCTCGCGAAGGCGATGCGGCAGCGCACGGCGACCGGCGAAGGGTTCGGCGTCGATGACACGCGCTGGCTGCTCGTGTCCGCGAGGCGCGGCGTGAGTACGTGGAAGTTCTACGCGGACGGCCTCGAGAGCGGCTATGTCTGGTCAGATCAGGTCATTAGCGTGAGCCGGAAGCCGCAGCGGCAGCCGAAGAAAGACGGCTGGTATGAGCACGCGCAGAACTGCGCGGAGTACCTCCAGCTCAACTTCTCGACGCGCCGACAGCGGCCGACGACCGCGTCCGAGCCGCCGCCGGGGCCGCGCCCGCTCGGGCCGGGGAGCTGGATGGGGTGAGATCCTTGCGCGTCGGCGATCACGCCTACGTCGTCATGGAGTCATGGGCCGGGCGCACACGGCATCTCGTGATCATTGAGAAACTGTGCCCGAAACGTGTGAAGGTGCGCTGGCAGGAGCCCGCATTTAGGCACCCCCGTGGGACAACAAGCTATGTCCCAAGGGACGCCATTATCGGCCCGTCGCCGCTGGAGTTTATGTTGTCGCAATAGTCGCACGCCCTAGCGCGCCGCGTCCTGCTGGACCGTCGCCGACACCGGCGGCGGCGTGAGCGTGACCATCACGAGGTCGGTGAGCGTATCCAGCGTCGCGAGCGCGTCGGCGAGCGCGGCGCTGCGGGTGACGCCGGTGCCGACAATCAGCCCGCCCTTCGCGGGGCCGTCGAGCGCGAGGCGGACGCGCCATTCCCGCCGCCAGGTGGTCGCGGACCGCGCCGAAAACACTTCGACAGTCGCCATAGGCGACCCCAGACTACCAAAACTGTCAACACTTTGACTGTCCGCTATGGAACACTGTGACTTTTCACAGCTGTCACTCTTGACAGGTCGTGCCATACTGCGGGCACCGCATGCCCGCCGATCTCCTGCGCGAGTCCCTGGCGGCCAAGTTCTTGACCGGTCCCGCCACGCCGGAGCGCATTCGCAAGCTCCTGCGGCTCGCGCGCCTGGGCACCCGCGCCGATTTCGCGCTGACGCTCGCGGCGATTCCTGATCCCGACGTGCGCGCCGAGGTCGAGCAGGCGGCCGAGCGCGAGCGGTTCCGAGGGTAGCGATGAGGATGATCGGCCGCGCTATTCATACCGTGACGCACTGGTTGCAGTTGGAGCCGTGCCAAAATTTCACAGAATGGCGGGGCGAGGAACTGTGGCATTACGTGGTGTGTGTGCAGTGTGGCCGCCGCGTCCTAGAGTTTCCCTCGCCGAGGTGGCGCTAACGCATGGCCTACGACCCTGCGCCCCCGATCACCCCCATCGACCCCGAAGCGCCCGACACCTCCGCGCACGCGCAGGCGCTTGAGCGCTTCAAACTCTGCGAGGAGGCCATGCACGACCAGCGCGAACGCGAGCTCGAAGACCTGCGGTTCGTTGACGAGCGCGGCGCGCAGTGGCCCGAGGACATCCGGCGGGCGCGGGGCGGGCAGGATGGCGGCAGCGGGCTCCCCCCGGTGCCGGCGCGGCCGTGCCTCGAGTTCAACCTCCTGCGCGGCCCGGTCCAGCAGGTCATCAACACCGCCCGGCAGGCCAAGCTCGGCCTCTCGTTCGCGCCCGAGGGCGAGGGCGTCAGCCGCGCCGTCGCGCAGGCCTATGACGACATCGCGCGCGCGATTCAGGCCGACAGCCGGGCGCACATCGCGCGCCAGTGGGCGTTCGAGCGCGCGGCCAAGTGCGGGTTTGGCGCGTATCGGCTCCTCACCGAGTATGCGAACACCACGACCTTCGACCAGAAAATCACCTATAAGCGGATTCTCAACCAGGCGGCCGTCTACCTGGACCCGTTCGCGCAGGAGCCGGACT